ATACTACTCTACTAAACTAGGTCGATTCGTAACCACTGAAGGTATGAAGCCGCAACCGTTTTGGCATCCTGCTATTGATGTCGGACAACGTTACTTTAAATCAGAAATGAGAAAGTTGGGTCGATGATATGACGATTCAAACAGCAATGGCTGAAATCCAAAGAAGTATTTATGAACGTCTGTCATCTGACCCGACTCTATCGGCAAAGATAACAGGCGTTTTTAATTCTGTGGAAGAGGACCAAGCGTTTCCGTACTTGACAGTTGGCGAACCGTCCGTCTTGCCTTTCACAACAAAGAATAAATTCGGTGAAGAGTTATCCATTGTGATACATGCGTGGTCGCTCTATAACGGCAACTTAGAAGCTATTAACCTATTAAACCTATGCTTAGATGCTCTGTCCACACGAATGCAGTTAGATGGCTTTACCATACGAAAGGTTGATGTGGATAGCATACGAGTATTTGACGATGCGGATCCGCGTATTCGTCATGGAGTTTTACGACTGAAATACACCATACAAAACAATTAGGAGGTAGACTATGCAACAAGGTAAAGACGTAATTCTAATGTTCCAATCGACTGACGCAGCACTAGCTACATCGGGATATGTATTAGGACATTTAACGGACAACAATTATTCAATTGAAAATGACATCTTAGACGAAACGACTAAATTTGGTCGTATTGTCGGTTATGGTCAAAATAGCGAAGCGTTTGAATTTACTGCTTATGCTGAAAAAGGGGACCCTGGCCAAAAGGCGGTTCTTGATGCGATTCGTAATAAAAAACAAATCAAAGTGTGGGAAGTAGATTTAAATCTTAACGAAGAAGGTACGCACGATTCATTATTTGCTTATGCAATTGTTGAATCTGTAGAAAAATCAGCAGCAGACGGGTTTGTTGAGTTCTCGGGAACTGTGCAAGTTATCGGAAGTACTGCTGAAGGGACAATTCCAGCGTTACCACCTGAAGTTATTGAATTCGCAACTTATGGATTTGAAGCACCAGGAGAAACAACAGGCGAGTTCCCAGAACAAACACCAGTAGCACCATAAGAGAGAGCCACTTTTACAGTGGTTCTTTTTTTTATTTATCTAATTTGAAAGTAAGGACTAACCCATATGCCCATTAGGAGGAACAGGAATGACAACATTAACGATTAAAGAAAAAGAATATCAAGGCAAATGCAACTTTAAATTTGACCGTCTAGCTGATGAAAAATACAACGAAGAAGACGCAAAAGGTAATAAGTCGGGTGGATTTATGAACATCTATATGAATTTGTTACAACGTAGTCATCCTAAATACTTAGTGGCGTTTTGGGATTGTGCGCTTGCTCATTTAGGTAAAACGAAACCTTCCACAGAATTGATTGAATCAGCGATTGAAGAACTGCTTGAGAACGAAGAAACATCTGAACAAGTATACAAAGATGCGTTTAACATGGTCGATGAATCGGGTTTTTTCAAGATACAAGCCAAGAACTTCTGGAAAAACTTAGAGATTCTGAAAGATTCGGGGAACGACGACAAGGACAAAGCGGAGAATCTGAAAATGTACAATCTAATGCACGAAGCAAGAACAGCACTAAAGGAATAGATTACAACCAATTGCAAGTTGACGCTGCTCGTTATTTGAAGATTTACGATACGAACGTTATTTATTCTTGGTCATTGCGTGAGTTTGAAAACTTTATGATGGGTGCGAGGTTAAGCAAAATTGATGAACACGAGTTAGCAGCAGTACAAGCTATCTTCTATACGAAAGCTAAGAGTAAGAAACGTATTAAAGGTATCAAAGATATTTATGATGCTGAGAAAGCACGTAAAGAACTGTTAAAAGGCACCGTGGAAGCTGAACCGTTACATCTTGATCGTTACTTAAAAGCGAAAGAAGCTATGAAGAATTACAGACCATAACAGAAAGGAGTGAACGCATGTTAGAAAACTTTGCCGCCATTATCGGTGCTAAAATACGTGACTTTCAAAATAAGATGAAAATTGTCGATAAGAAAGTACGCGAAACGGCAATGGAAGCAACAAAGCCGATTGATGCTGACATTAACGATTTCTATGCATCTATTTTAGAAGTTGAAAGCTTGACGAAAACAGCCGTTAAAAAAGCAACAAAAAAAATAACGCTAGATATAAATGATTTTTATACGCAAATGGCAGAAATAGAAGCTGAAACAAAAATTGCTTTAAAGCCTGCTGAGAAAAGTATTCGTGCAGACATCTCAAACTTCATGCGTAAGGCTGCGGAAGTTGCGGTCGTTGCTAGAAATCTAGTACGAGATAAAGTGGTTATTACAATTGAGGCTAAAATTAATAAATTCCAAGCCACTATATCACGTATTGCTTCCACAACGAGAGCATTTGGGGAATTAATGCAAACGACTATGCAAGGTATTGGAATGTCACTAGCACCTGCAATTGTCCCATTGATTGCGACACTCGGAGGACTACTCGGACAACTAGGACCCATGCTCGGAACTATTGCAGGTTCAACCTTTGCGTTAGGTTCTGCATTCGGTGTAGCAGGTATTGCGGCAGGTGCGTTTACAGGTTTGATGGTCTCTAATTTGAAAAGCGTGTTCAAAGCCACAGACGACGTGGCGAAGATACAGGAAAAATTAGCAGACGAAACGGACAATAAAAAACGTGTGGAATTACTAGAGAAAATCAAAAACATTCAAGGCGGTTTAACTGCTGAACAAATGAAAGCCTATGATGCAATGGGGAAACTTAGTTCGACTTGGGACAAGTTATCTAATAGCCTACAGACTCCTGTAATCAAAATATTCACAGACTTCTTAGGAATCATGGGGGATATGGTCAGACGATTGACTCCAATGTTCCAAGGTTCAGTGAAAGCCGTTGACACTTTAACAACTAGTTTAGGTAAGGCGTTCAAAGGCGAGCGCATGATGGCTTTCTTTAAATACCTTAATACAAGTGCGGCACCTATGCTTGAAACGATGGGAAAAGCCGTTGGTAACTTCATTCAAGGTATTTTTAGTATGATGACTGCGTTTAGTGGATTAACTACTGATACATCTAACGGATTCCTTGCTATGTCTGAAAGCTTCGCAACATGGGCAGCAGGATTAGGGGAGAGTAAGAAATTTCAATCGTTTGTGGACTATGTAAAAGAAAACATGCCAAAGATACGATCTATCTTTAGTGATGCATTCCAAGGAATTATCAATATATTTGCAGGATTTGCGCCATCTTCTGCTGATATGATGACAAGTTTAGAAAGTATGATGGAACGCTTTAAAGAATGGTCATCCACAATATCAGCTAATCAAGGATTCCAAAAGTTCATTGATTACATTAAAGAGAATGGTCCACAGACAGTCGCTTTAATCGGTAATGTCGTTACGTCTATTGTAAACATTGGTATTGCATTGGCTCCAATGGGTGCAAAGATACTAGAATTGGTTAATTCTTTCATATCGTGGACAAACGAAATGATGAAAAGCCATCCAATACTCGGGAAGATTGGTGCTGTCATATTAGTTATGACAGGATTATTAATTGCTATTGCGCCTAATATTATTGCGTTTGGTACGTTATTTGGTGGTGTAGCAACAGCAGTAGGTGCAGCCACTTCATTAATGAGAGCAAAATTCGTCACAGGTATGGCGATGATGGTCACGTCAATGGTGAAAACCGCAGCAGCTATGGTTGTGAATACGGCTAAAATGGTCGCTCAATGGGTGATTATGGGTACGAAGTCGACGATTCAAGCGATAAAAGTCGCATCTGCATGGACTTTGTCTACAGGCGCGGCAATGGCAACATCTGTCGGTAAAATGATCGCCACCTCAGCAGTGTTCGTAGCTAAATGGGTGTGGATGGGTGTACAAGCATTAGCGCAAGCGGCACGAATGGCGGCAGCATGGTTTATCGCGTTGGGTCCTATTGGTTGGGTAACAGCAGCTATTATCGGACTAGCAATTTTAATCATTGCAAACTGGGATAAAATCAAAGCTAAAACGATTGAGATTTGGACGAAAGTTTCCGCATCCGTTAAAGAAGCAGCAGTTAAAATGGTCGCTTTCCTTGTGGAAGGTACGGCTAAAATGATTGGTAAACTCAGCGAATTCGTCGGGAAAGTATTAGAGTTCAGATCGAAAATGTTGAACGCAGGTAAGGACTTGATACGAGGATTGATTGACGGGGCTATCAGTATGGCAAAAAACGCCGTAGATTCAATCAAGCAAATAGCAGGAGATATGGTTGATGCTGCACTTAGTTTCTTTAAAATCAAATCGCCTTCACGCGTTTTTATGAGTATGGGTGAATTTATTTCAAAAGGTCTAGCAGTAGGTGTGGAAGATAAAGCGAAATTAGCAGTAGCTTCTGTTTCAAACATGGCATCAGCTATGACAAATGCTTTCACTCCAAATTTACTCACACCTAGCCTTGCAGGTATCGCAATGACTCCAATGGACACTCAATCTCAAATGGATTCATTACATCGTCAGATTAAGCAAGAGTTGAGCGTGGATATGAATGTGAATCATAAAGGGCAAGGTGGTCCAAATAATTCAACTCAAGCACCTATTTTGTATGTCACGATTGATGCTAAGAACGTGAAAGAAATAAACGATGTGGTTAAACTATTCGATCAGCAACAATGGGATTCGTAGTGATAGGTCGATACGGAAAGGAGGTTGCAAATGGTTCAGTATATTTACGAGAAATTCAATTCAACTTTTAACAGTGGCTACTATTATGCTTCACAAACGAGTTCGAATAATTACCCTGCTGGTTCGTCATATAGCTTCAGTGGGTATTCGGGTTATAGCATTGTTAATGGTAATTTCGTTGGGTCGGGTTCTGCTGCATACGCTTGGCCGACTAGTGGTTCTGTGTATAACGGAAGTGGTAGTTCATTCAGTCAAACGAGTACTAGTGGTGGGACTACTACAATCACTAATTATTCAATTTACTATTCGGGAAGTTATTACTCGAAAGGTTCAAGAATTGGTCAAGTGTTCGCTGAAGATGGAACGTTACCCGCAAATGGTCAACATTCTGATGGTTATTATTACGAACGTAAATACCCTGCATCTCCACCGACCGTACTCACACCAAATGGTGGAGAAGTGTGGAACAACATGCAGACAATCACCTGGTCAAATAGTCAAGCAGGATTAAAATACAAAGTTGAAATATCGAAAAATAACGGGCAGAGTTGGTCAACGATACTCGCTGAATCAGCAGTTGATGCAACTAGTTATTCACACAACTTTTTAAATGAATCTCAATCAAATCTTGCTAAAATTCGTGTGACAGGTATTAATAACGGATTACTTACAATGTCTGATGAATCAAACGGTGTATTCACTATTCAACATAACGTCGCACCTACTATCCCGACTTTGATTGAGCCTGTAGGCGTGAAAAAGAATGTTGAGAACATCATCCGTTTTGTGTGGAAACATAACGATACAGATTCGCAGTCTAAAGCAGAAATTAGAATACGCGAACAAGGGACAACGGTTTGGTTAGAAGAAAACACAATTACGGGATCGGCTCAAGAAGCATATGCCTTAGTTGATGCAGGTATCGCACCGACTAACGTTGAATGGCAAGTACGGACGTATGACCAACAAAATTTAGTGAGTCCTTGGTCAAACATTGCAGTTTTCGAGGTAGCATTTGCCACTGATGAACCTGTAATCATTTCACCAATTGGGACGGTATCAACTTCACGTCCTGTTATTCAGTGGACAAGTCCTGCGCAAACCTCTTATCAATTAGTCATAACCGATGTGGACAATATTGTATTATGGGACACTGGCGAAGTGGTAAGTACGATTAAATCTCGCACAAGTGGGATTGACTTTGTAAACGGTGCAACATATCGGATTAATGTACGCTCAAAAGATGCGAGTGGAATATTCTCTGATTATGCACAATCTGAAGTTGTCACGTCGTATACGCCACCTGCTAAACCGATTGTTACAACGTACACAAATGAAACAAGCATCGTCATAGATTGGGAGAGTCCTGTCCCAACAGGTACAGAACCATTAGTACTGTCCAATGACATTTACAAACTTGTGGATGATGTATGGTTACGTATTGCGGTGAATGCAGCTAGACCATTTGAGGATATGACAGCAACTAGTGGCAAGCAGGAAACGTATATGGTGCAAGCAAATGGTGATAATTCTACTTCTTCTGTAAGTTTGGCGATTATGGGAACATTAAACTTAGAGAGTCCTGTCTTATCGTCCACATACGATTCAGAACTGTACATGATATTAAAACACATGACCGCCACGGCTAAACAGAAATCAAGAGGTCGAACGCTTACACAATTCGCAGGTCGTTCACGTGCATTAGCTGAATTCGGAGAGTCTGAAATTGAAGGGTATTCATTCGGTTGGATTAGTTTAGATCGTGCAGAAGTTGAGGAGTTTTATCGTTTAATTGATAGACGTGAAACACTACTTTACAGGGACGCAGAGGGACGTAAAAATTATGTGAGTATTGATTCCACAAATGAAACAGAAAGC